ATCTTACTTCGCTAAAAGTAACATACAAAATAGTGTTTTTCCATCCTTTGCTATGATGTTCCCAAAGAGGCCACAGTCTGAGGAAGAAAAGCACATGATTAAGGAAACTATTGATCGCCTTAAGGGTGCAGCTAATGCAGGAAAAGCAGTTGCATTCTTTGCTAACAGTGCGGACCAACTTCCAAAGATAGAATCACTGCCAACTAATGGCAATGATAAGCTATTCCACGAGGCATCTGCTTTGAACACTGAGCAGATTTGTTTTGCTCATACTATTGACCCTATCCTAATGGGGGTACGTACCACTGGAAGCCTAGGTAGTGGTAGTGATATCAAGCAAGCCTATGTGATATTTGAAAAGAATGTAGTAATGGAGCTACGTCAACAGGTTACTACTATATTTAATGAGCTCTTGAGTATTGCTCGCATTCCTGCAGAGTTTACTATTAATAACTTCCAAATCATTGGAGATACTATCATAGAGGTAGATGAGGAAACGGCAAAAGTTAAGGATGCATTGAATAACTTGAGTGATGCACTACTAGGTAAAGTACTTGAAAAAATGACTACCAATGAGATTAGAGCTCTAGCCTCACTTCCTCCTATTGATCAACCTACTCAACCTATTGTATAATGCTGTACTTTATAACTGAGGCATACCTCAAAACAAACACACCCATTACAGCCAATGTGGATGTTAATGACGTAACTCCCTACATTGCGACACAAGCGGCATTAAGAGTACAGCCTATCCTGGGCACTACGTTCTACAATTACTTGCTTACTCAGTACAATGCTCAGGTATTACTACCCGATGAGGTAGATTTGGTAGAGTTTATTCAGCCTGTAATAGCATGGAGGAGTGCAGAGGATGCAGTGTTTGGGTTGACGTACCAACTTAAGAACAAAGGCCTGCAAACTCAGTCAGGTGATTTCTCAGCAAGTGTATCACGCTCAGAGGTAGCCTTTGGTATGGAGCACTATGCACAGAAAGCATCATTCTTTGAGCAACGTCTAATCAGGTGGCTACTTGCTAACCGTAACCTGTTCCCTTTATTCATATCCACAGCTAACCAGGATACTGACCTACGCCCTATGTTTAACCATTGCTCATGCATTACTCAATGGCAAACTACTTGCACAGGTATGTGCGGTAACTTCCTTGAGAATGGGTACAATAACAGCATCCTGATATTGTGAAGTCACAGCTATCCATACTATTAGGCACCATGCATGCTAATTGGTTTAAGCTCTTAGGGGTTATCAGTGCATTTTTAATGCCTATCTCAGGGTTATTATTCTTAGTTGGCTTTGTGATTGTATTGGATACTATAACAGGGGTATGGAAGAGTTATAAAAACAAGGTAAAGATAACTAGCAGGGGCCTATCTGCAATCATTAGTAAGATGTTACTCTATGAGGTAACTGTTATTATGTTTTATATGATAGATAAGTTCATACTAAATAGTATCATCCTGCAGTTTTTCTCTGTAGAGCTATTACTCACTAAGGTACTTGCACTCATCCTAGTTAGCATTGAAGTCATGAGTATTAACGAGAACTACAAAGCAGTCAAAGGCCTTGACCTATGGCAGTCTATGAAAAACCTATTTGCAAGAGCTAAGGACATTAAAAAAGAAGTGGATGAAATTAGACACAAGCAAGATATTTCAGGAACGCCTATCTAACAGTCAGTACTTCCATGAGGAGTCTGAGAAAAAACAAATCTATCTACATCACACTGCAGGCAATGGCAACCCAATAGCTGTATCAAGGTGGTGGAATAGCAACTCAGATAGGATAGCTACTGCATTTGTGATAGGTGAGAGAGGTAGCATAGTGCAGTGCTTCTCCTCTAAGCATTGGGCTTATCACCTGGGGATAGATAGTCAAGATTTTTCAGTGCATGGACTCAAGTACCAAAACCTAAATAAGTTATCAGTAGGTATTGAGATATGTAACTGGGGCCCATTGAAGCTAAAGGATGGTAAGTACTACAATTATGTTAAGGGAGTAGTGGACCCATCAATGGTAACTACCTTAGATGCACCCTACAAGGGCAATAAGTTTTGGTACAAATATACGGATGAGCAGATTGAAAGCACTCGGCAGTTGGTGGAGTACCTGTGTGAGACCTATGACATTCCCAAGGCTTACCGGTCAGAGATATTTAGCATTGATAAAGAGGCATTCAAAGGTACTGCAGGGATCTACACTCACAACAGTGTGAGAAAAGATAAGGCAGATATTTACCCATGCCCTAGAATGATTAAGATGTTACAAAGCCTATGAGATACTTACTACCTATATTGATACTCATTGTATCCTGCTCAGCTCCTAAGCGAGCTCAATGGCACTATAAGAAAGCATTAAAGAATGGCCTGCAAGTAGTACAGGATAGTGATACCATCCGCATTACTACAGTTGACAGCATCCCAGTGATACACAATGACACTATAGTGTGGGAGAAGTTCTATACTACTAAGGATACGGTCATTAAGTTCAACAATATATACGTGCCTAAGACTAGATTTCAAACAAGGATAGAGTACAGGTACAAGACCAGGGTTGAAAGGATAAGAGGTAAGACTATATACAAAACAGCTCAAGCTGAGCAGGTAGTTAAGTACAGATGGGCATGGTGGCCTATTGTGATTTCGTTTATAATCGGTATATTGCTCCGTTTTTTAATTCAAAAGGGGCTGCTAGATAGGATAGCCCTGCTATTTAAGCTATGAGAAAACGTCTATTTTACGATATTGAGACTTCATTCAATGTCGGTGTGTTCTGGAGAACAGGATACAATCTAACCATTCACCCAGGTGACATCATTCATGAGCGTGCAATCATCTGCATCTGCTATAAATGGGAGGGTGAGGAGGAGATACACAGCCTAACATGGTCAAAATCACAGAGTGATAAGAAAATGATTGAGGCCTTTGTCAAAGTTATAGCTCATGCAGATGAGATTGTGGCTCATAATGGGGATAGGTTTGACCTCAAATGGATACGCACAAGAGCTTTATTCCATGGCATCAATGTTATGCCATCACCTAAGACCATAGATACCCTTAAATGGGCTAAAAGGTACTTTAATTTCAATAGCAATAAACTAGACTATATAGCTAAGTTACTTAAGGTAGGTGCTAAGATGGAAACAGGAGGCCTTGATCTATGGAAAGATATAGTATTCCGTAAAGACCAGGATGCACTTAATAAGATGGTGGACTATTGTAAGATGGATGTGGAGGTACTTGAGTCAGTATTCAATAAACTTAACAGCTACACCCTAGTTAGTCACAACTATGCCGTACAGCAAGGGGGTGATAAGTACGAATGTGCAGAATGTGGTGGCACTAACCACAGGTACAATAAAAAAGTAGTGACTGCAGCCGGTACTGTACACCATTGGCTCCAATGTCGTGACTGCAAAAAACACAATAAGATAAATCACTTGGTATTCACTAAGTATCAGGAGTATCTCTACAAGAGAAAGAATATATCTTAAGTTTATAGGCGTATTTTTGCGGAGATTAATCAGCTTATAGCCTTATAACAACCAAAAGCGCGTTGTTCTGTGCTTTTTATGACTAGTTATTTTATTATTTAAGTAATTTTTACCAACATTATGTGTTTTTTACCACATTAATGCTACTTATTTCCGTCATTCCTTATTTAGAATCATTTTAAATTTGTGTAAAACTTAATTTTTTTGTGTAAAATGTTTTGCAGATATGAAACCTTTTATATCTTTGTCAGGTATTAACACTTAAAAATTTATTTATGGAACGGTTTAACCAACAATTTAACAGATCCCTTGACTTTATCAAGGCAAACGAAAACAATGCAGAAGTGCTTACTTTTTTCCTAGAGCAACTGCTTGTAGAAGCTAATGAGGAAATGACCAAAGTAGCACTAGATCACACCGAAGATTTTTTAACCATCTTAAACGCTAACAAATGAAAAGAGAACTATTCAATGTAGCTGCAAGCGTAGCTGTGATTTTAGCTACCATGGTAGCAATGTATAACACTTTAATTTTTATGATATGCAAGTAACAATAGATAATAGCACAGCATTCTTTGAATTTGATGAGGTGCATGGTAGCTGTGAGTTTAACATAACTAACATTACCGAGGAGGATTACGAGGTAGAGCTGAGTAACATCTTAGCTACCCATGTGATTGGTGAGGTAGAGCTTGACTACATCCTAACGGATACACAACTTGACCAACTAAATGAAGAGATTATTTGGTGCATTCAGGATACTAACCTGGTAAGAGATATGCAGGAGCCAATGAATGACTTGGATGAGGATGATTGGAGGTATGATGCATAGAGATATATCCGAAATGGCTAGATGGTGGTCCAAACAGTCATTTGCAGGAGATAAGGGAGGCTCCTTTAATTTCGCCCTATATTTAGAATACCTTAAATGTAAGAACTCATGTATAGATTATTGTACTACTACGAAAACAGGCTTAGTGAAAGCTACGACTTTGCAACCAAAGCCCTCTGTAATTGGCAGCTTAACAAATTTAGAGCAGCAGGTACTCATATTTACGGACACTTTGTAATTGAGAAAGTATGCGACAAGATAAGATACTAGAAATACTCTACCCATACATTCCTGCTAAAGTGCTAGGTGAATATCTAGGGTTGACTGCATCCCAAGTGTACAATAGAACGTACAACAGAAAGATAAAAAAAGACCCTAAAACAAAGAAAGCAATAAATAGATCCTTGATATTAAACGCAGGCAATAAGACAAGATTTGATAAAGGTCATGTACCATTCAATAAAGGCATTAAATGTCCTAATTTAGTCTTAACTAATGCAGCTGCTACGATGTATAAGAAAGGCAACAAGCCATCTAATACTAGAGAAGCTAATGCTACTAGCATCCGAACTGATAGCAGTGGTAAAAAGTACCACTACAGTAAGATAGCAGATAGCGTATGGGTGTTAACTCACCGCTTGCTGTGGGAGCAGGCTAATGGGCCCATTCCTCCCAAACACGTAGTAAGATTTATTGATGGAGATACATTGAATCTACAGTTAACCAACCTGGAGTGCATCCCAATGAATCAAAACATGACTAAGAACAGCATCCAACGGTTTCCAATGGAGCTACAGCAGGTCATGAAATTAAAAAGTAAACTTAATAAAACAATAAACAATGGCAAGAAACGGAATGAACGATCTTAGAGATCACCTCTTTGCAGCTCTCGAGAGATTAAATGATGATGAGCTAACATCTGAGCAACTGACTACCGAGGTAGAAAAGGCTCAGGCAATTTCTAACCTATCTAACTCAGTGATAAACAGTGCCAAGGCTGAGGTAGATTTTATGAAAGCTACCGGTATGATAGCT